GCCGCGAGCTCGACGGGCGGCCGTGCCTGACCATCAACCGCCTGCCGGCCTTCATCCGCCAGGTGGTCAACGACGCGCGGCAGAACCGGCCGGCGATCAAGGTGCATCCCGCCGACGACGCGGCCGACCCGCAGGTGGCGGAGATCTACAACGGCCTGATCCGCAACATCGAATACGTCTCGGACGCCGACACCGCCTACGACACGGCGCTCGACTGCGCGGTGACCAGCGGGCTCGGCTATTTCCGCATCAACACCCGCTACGCCACTGGCGACGGCTTCGACCAGGACATCGTCATCCAGCGGGTGGCCAATCCCTTCTCGATCTTCGCCGATCCCTATTCCACGGCCGCCGACAGCGCGGACTGGAGCCTGGCCTTCGTGGTCGACTCCCTGAGCCGGGACCGGTTCAAGTCGAGGTACAAGGGCGCCGATCCGGTGGACTGGGACGCGCTCGGCTATTCGGGCCTGGCGGCGCCCTGGCTCGACGACGAGCGGATCATGGCGGCGGAGTACTGGACCCGGCGGCCGGTGCGGCGGTTGGTGCTGGCCCTGTCGAACGGCGAGACGGTGGGCGAGGACGTGTTCCGCGCCAACAAGGCGATGTTCGACGCGGCCGGGGTGAGCGTGATCGGGCGGCCGCGGGAGGCGGTGACCTGGGAGGTGAAGCAGCACCTTTTGACCGGCGCGGAGGTGCTGGAGACGGTGGACTGGGCGGGCAAGTACATCCCGATCGTGCCGGTCTACGGCGACGAGGTGAACCTCGAGGGGCGGCGGCATCTGAGGTCGCTGGTGCGCGACGCCAAGGACCCGCAGCGGATGTTCAACTATTGGCGCACGACCTCCACCGAGCTGGTGGCCCTGGCGCCGCGGGCGCCGTTCATCGGCCCGCGGGGGGCATTCAAGACCGACGCGGACAAGTGGGCCACGGCCAATGTGGAGAACCACGCCTACATCGAGTTCGACGGGCCCACGCCGCCGATGCGCCAGGAGTTCGGCGGGGTTCCGGCCGGGGCGCTGCAGGAGGCGATGAACGCCGCGGACGACATCAAGTCGATCCTGGGCCTCTATGACGCTTCGCTGGGGGCGGCCTCCAACGAGACTTCGGGCCGGGCGATCCTGGCGCGGCAGAGGGAAGGGGACGTGTCGTCCTTCCACTTCGTCGACAATCTGTCGCGCGCCATCCGCCATGCGGGGCGCATCCTGATCGACCTGATCCCCAGGGTGTACTCCGAGCCCCGCATCCTCAGGGTGCTGGGGCCGGGCGGGCAGCCGTCCACGGTGGCTGTGAACCAGCCGGCGGCGCAGGTCGGGACGGGGCGGGGCGATCCGAACCTCGGGGTCTACGACCTGGCGGCCGGCCAGTACGACCTGACGGTCGAGGCGGGCCCCAGCTTCACCACGCGGCGCGAGGAGGCGGCCAATCAGATGATCGAGCTGATCCGCGCCTTCCCGGAGGCCGCGCCGGTGCTGGGCGACCTGCTCGCCAAGAACCTCGACTGGCCGGGCGCCGACGAGATCGCCGAGCGCCTGAAGGCGCTGCTGCCGCCGCAGCTGCAGGCCGAGGCGTCGGCCGGTCCGGCGCAGCAGGTGCAGACACTGCAGCAGCAGCTGGCGGCGCTGCAGGCCGACAAGACGATCCAGACGAGGAAGCTCGACATCGAGCAGTTCCGGGCCGAGACGGACCGGATGGAGACCTTGAACAAGGGGAGCGCGCGCTAGCGGCGGCTGGAGGGCGCCACAGAGGGATGCCATGAGCGACGACTCCTACGAGTACGACAGTGACATCGACCCGAACAACACCCCGGGCCGCGGCGGACCGGGCGCAACTGCCCCCGCCACAGAACGAACCGCGGCCGGCGACGGGCTGCCGGGCTTTCCCGTGGAGGGGCTCCGGGACGTCCGCGCAGGCGTTTTCGGAGCGGGCAAGGGCCTGCTTGGAATGATGTCGGCCGCCGAAGCGCTACCGGATGCTGCTCCGGCTCCGCCGGGCGGCTCCGTCGACTGGGACTTCATCCACCAGCGGGAGGCCGCAGGCGGGCCCAGCCTGTCCATGTACGTGCCCGAAGACGGACAGCGCCACGTCTTAGGCCGAAGCGGACCTACGATCGCCTACGGCTTCGACGTGGGGCAGCGGTCTCCCAGAGACCTGCAGCGGCTCGGTTTGAGCCAGCCTGTCATGGACGCCCTGACCCCCTATGCCCGCCGGACCGGAACCGCGGCCCAGACCTATGTGAAGGCCCACCCCCTGACCCTTGCGCAATCCGACGTCGACGCCATCGACCAGGCTGTCCGCAACAGGATGGCCAGCGATCTCGCCGCGAAGTTCGACGCGGCGTCGCAGGTCGGGCCGTTCTCCGGCCTGCCATCCCATACCCAGACCGCGATCGCCGACCTCTATCACCAGTATGGCTGGAGCGATCCCGCCCGCGCCGCGCCCAACCTCTGGCGACAGGTAACCAGCGGCGATTGGCAAGGCGCTTACGACAATCTGCAGGACTTCCATGACATCTTCCCAAGCAGACGGAAGGACGAGGCGACGCTGTTGAAGCAGGACATGGACGCGGGCATTCTGCCCATCCGGCGGGAGCGTTCGGGGTCTTGACCGACCGTCCGACCAGGGGGGAAACATGTTCCGCGCGATCTTCGCTTCAGTGCTCGCGACGTTGGCCGTCCTGGGACCGTCGAGCGCTTTCGCCCAGGGCAGGGCGTGGGACCGGGACTACGACCGGCTGACCAAGGCGCTGCACAAATTCGCCGGCAAGGCGCAAGGGCCGTATATGCCGGTCTATCCGCCTTTGGTCAGCGACGCGATCGTGGAAGGCATGGGCGGCCCCACCGATCCGGTGGTGGATCTGCCCGGAGGACTGCGACTGATCTCCGGGTGCAGGGCCCATAGCTGCACTGAAAAAGCGGCCGTGATCCTGACGCCCGGATACGATGTCCAGGCCGCAGCGGTGATCGGCCGAAAATGCCATTGGACCGGACGGCCCCGTCGGACCCGAAAGGGGAATCTGAACGGCCCGAGCAAATGCGACTCCGACGTCGACGTCCTCACCGTGTTCATGCCCCGGTCGGCGCAATCGGATGCGCTGGACAAGGCGTTGCAAGATTGGGCCCGGAAGGTCGATCCCAATGCGGCGCTGCACGAGATCGCCTGGTTGAAGTAACTCAGTTGGCCCGATCGTTCGGTCGGCTCACGAACCGCTGGCCATGACCGGCGTCGACGGCGGCCTGGACGGTGTCAGGGTCGTAGGCCTGACCGACCGGCAGCGGGGGCAGGACGATGACGGTGATCGTGCCGTCCGGAGCCTGCTGATAGGCGGTGGGCGAGCGTTCGTCGGTTTCGCCGATGTCGATGTCACGATCGGGCGCGATCAGCCACATGTGCGTGCCGACCATGGCCCAGATCGTGCGGCCCTTGAACCAGGAGTCGGCGGCCCAGCGCCGCAGCTGGCCGTGGATCGGCTCGCGCCGCCAGGCCATGGGATCGGCGGGGTCGGCCCGGGCGATGATGCGGGCGCCGCCGTCGTCGAGGGTCATCATCACCTTGCAGCGGTCCGGGCGGACTGCGTCGGGCATGGTCGGGCTGAGGATCCACAGGCACTGGAAGTTGCGGCAGGACTGCGGGTGAGACCCGTGGATCGAGCAGCCGACGCCCGCCTTGAAGTGACTGCACCACTGGCCCATCGGCTTCTGCAACTCGTCGACCCTGAGGATCTTGCAGCACAGGCTGCAAGAGCCGCAGGAGCGGGACTGGGGCGCGGACATTCGAACAACCTCTTCTGCGCGGCGACACTAGCCGCCAATCGATTTCCCTAAAACCGAGGACATCATGAGCAGACCCGACTGGGCCGGCGCGCCGGCTGCGGAAGACGACGTGCGGCCGGACGAGATCCAGCCGGAAGGCGTCGAGCCCGATCCGGACGACCTGGTGGAGGTCGAGTACGACGGACGGACCTACGCCGTGCCGGCCGCCCTGAAGGGCGCGCTGATGCGGCACGCCGACTACACGCGCAAGACCCAGGCCCTGGCGCAGCACCGGCAGGCGCTGGAGGGCGCGCGGCAGGCGCTCGCCGAGGCGGCCGCGGCCCATGGCGCGGACCTGCGCGAGCACGGGCGGGTGGCGCTGCTGGGCGACCACATCGACCAGCTGTCGCAGCTGGACTGGCAGGCCCTGCAGCAGCAGGACCCGGCCCAGGCCCAGGCGCTGCTCCACCAACTCTTCCAGTTGAGGCAGGCCCACGAGATCGCCGCGGGCCGGCTTCAGCATCGGCAGGCCGTGGCGGCCTTCGACCGGCAGCGTGAACACGCCAGGCGGGTCGAGCACGGCCATGCGGCGCTCCAAAGCGAGATCGACGGCTGGTCGCCCGAGCTCGCAGGCAGGCTGGCGCGGTACGCCGCCGGCCAGGGGATCACGACTGAGGAACTCGATGAGCTCAGCGACCCCCGGCTGGTGAAGATCCTGCACCACGCCTGCCTCGGCCACGAGGCCCAGCAGCAAGCGTCAGCGGCGAAAAGGCTGGCGAAGGCCCAGGCCGTCCGCCCCGCGATCGAGGTGGGCGGGTCCGGCGGGGGCCCTACCGATCCCAACCGCATGTCGACCGACGACTGGATGAGACACCGGCGCGGTCAACTCCGTTCAAAGGCCCATAATCGATGACCAACTCCCTCCTCACGCCGCAGCAGATCACGCGGGAAGCCCTGCGCGTGCTGCACAACAAGCTGACCTTCATCGGCGCCATCAACCGCCAGTACGACGACAGCTTCGCCAAGTCGGGCGCCAAGATCGGCGACACCCTGAAGATCCGCCTGCCGAACCAGTTCACCGTGCGCTCCGGAGCGACCCTGGCCGCGCAGACCGTCAGCGAGCAGAGCGTCTCGCTGCAGGTCGGCACGCAGAAGGGCGTCGACATGAACTTCTCGTCGGTCGACCTGACCTTGAGCCTGGACGACTTCTCGAGCCGCATCCTGGAGCCGGCCATGGCGGTGCTGGCCGCCTCGCTCGAGGCGGACGCGGTGAGCATGTACAAGGACGTCTACCAGCAGGTGGGCGCGCCGGGCACGACGCCGAACACCCTGCTCACCTACCTGCAGGCCCGGGCCCGGCTGAACAACAGCCTGACGCCGATGGACGCCAATCGCACGGCGCACCTGTCGCCGCTGGCCACCGCCACCATCGTCGACGCGCTGAAGGGCCTGTTCCAGGACTCCTCGGCCATCCGCGAGCAGTACCGTGAGGGCTCGATGGGCCGCACCGCCGGGTTCGACTGGTACGAGAACCCGCTGGTGCCGACCCACACCAATGGCGGCAAGGTGGCCGGCGTGACCACGGCGACCAGCGGCAGCGTGGGCTCGGGCGCCACCCTGAACATCGCCGGGGTGGCCAATGCCGACACCTTCGCCAAGGGCACGGTGTTCACCATCGCCGGCGTCTACGAGGTGCACCCGGAGACCAAGGCGGTGACCAGCCGGCTGCAGCAGTTCGTGGTGGCGGCCGATGCGACCATGACCGGGACCACCGGCCAGCTGAGCATCAGCCCCGCCATCGTCACCAGCGGCGCCGGCCAGAACGTAAGCGCGGCCCCGGCCAACAGCGCCGCCCTGACGTTCGTCGGTTCGGCCAATGCGGCCTACGAGCAGGAGCTGTGCTTCCACCGCGACGCCTTCGCCTTCGCCACGGCCGACCTGGTGATGCCCAAGGGCGTCGATTTCGCCGCCCGTGAAGTCTACGACGGGGTCAGCATGCGCATCGTGCGGGCGTACGACATCAACAACGACGCCTTCCCGTGCCGGATCGACGTGCTCTACGGCTACCAGACGATCCGCCCGCAGCTGGCCTGCCGCGTGACGGCCTAACCGGCTCTTCGCCTGAATAGACGGGGCCGCTTCGGCGGTCCCGTCGACTTCCTCTCCATCACGATCGCAGCGGGTCCGATGTCATGACCATCGCTTCCTACGACGACCTCAAGGCCGCCGTGCCGAACTGGCTGCGCCGGGCGGACCTGGCGGGGATGGTCCCGGACTTCATCATGCTGGCCGAGCGCGAGATGGACCGCACCCTGCGGACCGCCCTGCAACTGGGCGAGCAGGCGGTGACCATCGACGCAGAATTCATCGCCGCGCCGGCGGTGTTCCGCATGGTGCGCAGCTTCCGCCTGACCTCCGGCTCGGGCCGCGCGCTGCGGGAGGTGACGCCCGAGCAGATGGCCAAGAAGAAGGCGGCCGAGCCGGGGCAGACCGGCGAGCCGCGGTGGTTCACTGTGATCGGGCCTCAGATCGGGTTCTGGCCGATCCCGGACACCCCCTACGCCGCCGCGGCCGAGCTGCAGGCCGGCATAGCGCCGCTGTCCGACGCCAACCCGACCAACTGGATCCTGGAGGGCCACCCGGACGCCTACCTGTTTGGGGCGCTGGCGGCGGGCGCGGCCTACGCCAAGAACGACGAGCGTGCGGCCGCCTACCAGGCGCAGTTCGAGCGCGTGCTGGGCGACATCCAGGAGTCGCTGCGGACCACCTACGACCGCGCCCTGCGTCTCGACCCCGGCCTGCAGTCCGGCGCAAGCGCCTTCAACGCCATGACGGGGGATTTCTGATGACCGACCTGACGCC